ATTACATACACCTAAGTCTAGTCATAAAATTTAAAAATTAACTAAAATTATTTGTTAAGGGCGTATAGTAAACCACTTGTACCAAATCCCACGACAGATTCATAATCACTAGGTACGATAGTTCCTCGAAAAGGTACGAGAAAATGAAATGAAAAATCATCTCCTGCAGATTTTAAGAGAAAAGTAGTGTCATTAACTCCAGTTGGAGAACCTTTAGACACTGCTACGGGGATAGCCTCATTGGTATAATATGTAACATTTGATCCAAAAGCAGTGTTACAATACCAAGGTATTTCCATTTCAACGACTGGATTTGTAGCACTAGATATAGCGACACCAGAATATAAAATGGAAGTAGCTCCTGCAACTAAACACCTTGGAACGCTTGCATATGCCCCATATTGCATTATCTTCAATCTAATTGAACCTCTTCTAAATAAATAGAACAATCCAATTTTCTCTAAACCTGTATATACTTTATAAGCACCAGACGCGTAACCACCTACTTGATAAGCACTTAATGGATAAGTACTAACAGTATCTGTTGGACAATCTGGACTATATCGGTGTATAATTTCTCTGAACGAACGATATTTTTCTCCATACAATAAGCCCGTTTCCTTATATCCAACTACGGAAGGATGGAAAGATTCAAACTCTTGAGAAAAATCTGCTCTAGGATTACATTGTAAAGCTATAGTATCAGTTAAACCTCCCCAGGAATAGTCCGAAGCAGCAGCTTTATATCCAACTACGAAAATAGGTGTACTTAAAGCATTATCTGGTTGATTGTATGAAACCACAGTCATATAAACTCTTGGAGTAGTAGAACTACTATGATCAGAAGCAAACCCCTTATCCATATAAGGAACTGTGAAAAACAAGTTGGTATCTCCTTGAACGTCTAAAACTTTATGATAACAATTCTCCCAGTGAGTACCAGTATTTGTACCTTGATTGATCCAAAATACCAATCTTACAGAATGATATTTAGATGCAAAAATATAGAGTCCTACTTTCATGGAGCCAGCAGAATATGCAAACATAGAATTAACTACGTCCATATAGTCTGGAGGTGCTAATGAAGAGTGAGCAAAAAGATCAAAAGTAGTACCTATATCTGCATAACCAGGTGACAAATACTCTGAAATTTGGGGTGTTCCCGCTACATATAGAAGTTCCATTTCATCTACGCTCTGTCCACCTACATTTGGTATTGTTGAAATGCCATTTGTAGGACAAAAACCCAATTTTGGAGCTAAATCTAATCCTTCTCCTTGATTTACATCAACATAAGGATTTATTTTGCCCACTTGAGTCATAGCAGTAGTGGTAGGTTTACTCAATCCTATTCTTCTAAACATTGATGTAGCTGGTTTTGCAACTGAATTGAACATAGATGCGTATGGAGACATAAAAGGAATAGTAGCTACACTAGACGCCACATCTGTTAGACTATTTAATGCTCCTGAAATGATACCTTGAGAAGACTTCTTATCAGCTTCTTTTCCTTTCTTATGATAGGAAGTTAAAGTGACTGGAAGAAACACTTCTGCGTCGATGAATTGAGCTGTAAAAAATAGTTTAGTTGAAACCACAGATGCATTGACTGCATCTATCAAAGGAACTAACACAGCTACATTCACTCTAGCCATTTGACCTGTTACATAGTTGACTATATCTAACACTCTGTCTTTACATATAAAAGGAATGTCAAAAGATGCTGCATCTGCTGAGCTTGCAGAAATCAACATATGAGGATAACCTGACATGAGCTTAACATCATTATTTGGGACTCCATTGTCCATCAAATAAGGTGCAAAACACATAATACATGCCCCATATAAAAATTGATTTGTCACTACTCTCACAGAAATGCGAATTGCACCTCTAAAATATTGGTAATCTTTAATTCTATTTGCGATGTACGTTTGATTAAACAACACATCTGGGAAGTCAAAAGATACTAAAGGAGTATCTCTTGCTTGAGTTGAATCCCATGTTACGGTGCCAATCGGATATTCTCGATTCAAAGAATCATCCACGTTAAACGACTCCATGTTGAAAGATTTATAAGGATCTTGAACCATTTCGCTATTTGTTATTTGATGCGTCACCTCAGACACATCCATGTAGCCACCTAATTGGACTTCCTGGGTCTCTTCTGGGATGGCTGTTGCTCTACTTGAAAATTCTAAATTTGCTGTTTGTTCGATTTTATTTGTTTCTGGAAATTGAAACTACGGATTGCATTTATGCAAAGTTCTTGTATTGTTCGGCGGATTGAACACCTCCATAATTTCTATTATATATGGTGTCATAAGGCAATAGTAATCTACTCTCTAAACCAGAGATAAGAGTTCTATCATTGAGATTTTCTTTAATCCATTTGAGAAGTTCACCACAAAAACGACGGTAAAAATCCCTACCAAAATGAAAAATCTCATTTACAAAAGACTCAATTGTTGACATGAGTACTTCAAAGTCTACTTTGGATCCATTTGTCCAATATGTTGACTCTACAATAACAGATAGCTCCAAAGGAGCACTCTTCCACGGACCTCTTTGATTCGTGAATGAACGTCCTAAATATCTGATAGTATCCAATGTGTCATATGGATCTGCTCCAATTTTCTTAGAAAAATGAGTGTAATTCATACCAAAATACGTTTTAAAATGAGGCTGAAAATCACTAACTCGTAATCCAGTCTTCATAGTCGTTAAAACGTTATCATCACCATATACAACTATATTCCAAGTGGTAGGATCCATTTTAAATTCTTCTGTTAGAACTATATACCACATAACCAATTGACCCAGAGAATTATACCAAGAAGTCCATGGATTACCAGATGGATTACCATCTTTAACCTGATACTTAATATCCCCATTTAGTCGCATGGCATTATAAATATGTTCAAATAACAAAGATCTAACCTTTGCATTGACTTCTCCATCATCATACCATCTGTTTACAAATTCTAAAACATATCTTTCTCCAACAAATCTGGGTAAACGCCCATCATAATTTTCGAAATCTCCTGCTATGACAGAACCTCTCATTTTAGATAATCGATTATGAATAATAGTCCAGTCCATTGAATGAGGGTTAATGCCTACAGAAATAGGTTTTTCCACACACTGTGATTGAAGGTACTCAGTAATTTTGCCAAAATACTTACGCATTAAAAGTAAATAATGAAGAGGACAAGTAGCAAAAAGACGAGTTTTTCCAGCATTAACTTTAGCAATTTCTCTTCTTTCAGTCTTTAAGACATCAGCCCATAACACCTCTACATTTCTCCCTTCTAATAATTCTTCTTCCATGTTGGAAACAATTAACTCTATGTCATCATTCCACTCTATTTCGCAAGATTCTTGATCTACTGTAATCCATGGACTTTTACCTTTTGTTTTTTTAAGACAATATGGATATCCAGGAGATGTACCAGCATTTACAGAAGTAAAAAACTCTCCAGTTCCTTTTACAACTTCAGAAAATTCTAACAAGCGTCTATCTTCTTGTTGAGGATATAAAGACAATAACCAATCAACTGCTCCTTCAGATATTTTGTATTCAGGTGTATAAGTTTGATGTAATTTAGAAACCCCTATTATATAAGGATCTATAACCACATCATCTTTTACAAAAGATGTAAGACGTACTGGAATACAAGTTGGAGCTCCATTCCATCCATAAGTGACAGAAGGTTTAATGCTATGACGTGTAGGTCTTCTAAATGCTTCATCTAAAGGAACATATCCACTAATCTCATGAGGGAAGGAATTGACTTCACACTGGGTTGTGATTTGATCGCAATCTAATGTTTCTTCTTCCTTTTCTCCAATAATTATTCTGTCAACCAACTCCTTTGTCAAAGGAGTACCAAGACCTAAAGAATTACCTTTTCGAGTACGGATACCAACATGCATTCCAACTATTTTAGCTCTATTCTGAAGCCCCTCTACAACTATAATACTGCCAGAGTCTCCTCGTGTAGTATTAGCTGTATATGTTACATCTGAATTAAACTCAAAAAATTGTCCTGCATCGCTGTAGACGATTTTTTCGACAGCACCAATTTTGTTTACAGGCTTGTATTCATGATCTCCTGATTTGCGTGTGACTATTAATCTCATGGGGGTTCCTGGAGATATTGGAGTGTCAGAAGCTTTGTCTGCTAGATACGGATATAAAGATTTTGGTAACTGACAAAATTTAGGAATTTTGAACAAAGTTACATCTAACTCTTCCGCTTCAACTGTTTCGTCTAAGTTTTCCAAAGTGTATTCTCTGTCTCCCCATTTAATCCAATAAACACAATCTGGTCCATTATTTAAGAAAAAATGAGTTGGTGTAACAAACCATCCATCTTTCATATGACTACATTGAGCAGAATTAAAAACTTGTTTACCATTCTCTATCCAACAGGTAGCTATCATAGCAGTGCCTGACATAACATTTGGAAATGCTGCATCATAGTTACTGATAGGAAAATCTTCTCCATTTTGTAGATGAACATCTCTTCTTATGTTTCGCACTTTAATAATAGATGTACTCATAGGTTTCTTTTTAAGTCTCCCAGAAGAAGTAGCTTTAGAATAAGAAGAATCTGTAGAAAAAAATTCAGGTTGATTTTCTTCAACTTTTTCTCTTGTAAAATAACTATACGCCCAAATCAAAGTTGTTGAAGAAACTAACAAAGCAAATAACATTAGCATTACATGTTTCCATTCCACATTTTCATACCACTCTAATATACCTCTTTTAATATCTTTATACAATAGTTCAAAAGGATCTATTTGAGTAGTTGAATCTGATCTATCCACTCTGGATTGTAATTCAAAATTGGTAATTCCTGCATCTTGCATAGCTTGTAAATGAGAAGCACTTAAAACTCGAAATCCTTCTTCAGTCTCAGCCCTAGGATATAATAATCCTTCCAGTTGAGAAGAAGTAGGAGCTCTATGCTTAAGTTTGTCTATTTTAGCTTTCCGAATATTTTTGATAAGATGAGCAATAGATGATAATTTCATGGTTTTTCCTTCTAATTCTGGAAATTCTAAACACTGATCAACTAAAAAGGTCTGTTCTGAAAAAAAATTGTTTGAAATTTTTTCATTACGAATGAGTATCAAATGTAATCTACGAGAAAACGCTTGATTGTCTGTTAAACCTAATTGTAAAATACAATCTTTAGGAGATGTTTTCACTAAATTAGTTGTCATAAAAACATATTCAGAATCAAAATAAGAACATCCTTTTTCTTCCAAAGAAGCCATATTCAATGGATATGCAGCTGTATTAACCATGTTGATAATTTCCTGAGCTTCTCTAGCTCTTTCTTCCTTATTTTCATTAGTGAATATATCATCTACTTCCGTAAACTTTTGTCCTGCATATCCTGACCAAAATTTATCATTAAAATTACAAGTGTATACATGTTCTGGCAAAATTTCTGGGATAGTAGTTAAACCTTCTTTGTAATCCATATGTACTATACAAGATTCCAAAAATTTAACTGATGCAGATTTCCCTGAACCTGGTTTTCCTAATATCATAACTGAAGTTGGTTCCATACGCTCAGTGAGCATACCATTCATAGCTTTAGAAGCTTGATAGATTGACTCAAATTTACGGCTTTGTAAAATAAAAAAATTAGATTTATAGTTAGGCAATGTTTGATATAACGGATCTCTTCTTATAGATTCTATTTCTTTAAAAATTAACCATATCTCCCTAGCTTTCTCTCGCTGATTTTTGTCCTTAATAGTCATCTGATCAAATCTAGATATATCATCTAGACATTTTTCAACTCTGTACATATACGACATAAATTCAGGGCTGAATGGATCAATTCCAAATAAGGTTCTAGCAACTATTGAAATAACGGCTTTAAAAAAATCCAATCCAGATTTAGTAACACTTGCAGCATTTTTCACGAACAAAAATTTTTGATTCATCTCAGAAATAGTTTTAGAATTCCAGTCAGATAAACTAGCAGATTTCAAAAAATTTTCAAAAGCTTCTCCCATTCCTGATTGTAACTCTACATCATCTCTATGAGCCAAAGGCTGTCCCAAAACATATGCACTATAGTCTTGTTCATATTCCATAGCATTACCACGTCTCTGAATACCACCTATGTTATAACTAACTCTTGTATTAGGATCAAAATGAGAATAAGTCAAAGAAATAAAATCTTTTAACATTTCCCAATTTGTGATACCTAAATTAATAGCATGTCCATAAATTTCATCTCGTTTATTGTGATAAGTTAAATTAATAATTTGAATGACACTATTTACTTGTATCATCAATAATTTATTTTCACTTTTGGCAGCCCAAACAAGTGGAGCATTCAACATATCAATCCACCTATTTTTAGCTATCTCATATTCTCGTTGTATAGCATCTTTGGTTTTAACAAAAACGTACTGAATAGAAAACAAATTTAAAATTGGTATTATGATTATTACAGATAAATAACTACAAATGGGTAAAACATAATCAGCTAGATAACTAAATCTACCTAAAAAACTAGAAGTAGTTTCAGACCACGTGTTGTTTTGTAACTCCACTTGACCATAATCATCATCATGCATCCATTGATCATTTCTTAAGATTTTTTCTTTGCGAGAGTTTTTAATACTCCTATCTTTTTCTTTCCTCTTAAGTTTTTCTTTAGCACAATAAATAGCACTACCTAAAATTTGATCTTCAAATTTTAGAGCCAATTCATTATATATCTGGTCACAAATGACTTCTTTTTTAACTCCTGTCAAAAATAGAGATTGAATTTCTGGACTTCTCATGCGATCTGTAAATTGTTGAACTCGAATCTTTTTTGCTTCTTTCTTTTCTTTAGAAGTCATGTTATGATATTTGCACAACATCTTTATAAACTGAAGAGTTTTATTTCTAAGACCTTCAATCATACTTCTAAACAATGTACACAAAGCAGTTTTATCACGTTTATCATACATAAAATATTCTGGTGGTAAATAAGGAATAGACCAAGCTAAGGTTTTTAAATCCTTTTCTTTGTTCCAAATTTTGTTGGAAGGTGGCAATTTAAATTTTTTTTTAAAAAAATCTATGATCTCTTCTTCTGATTTATGATCTAAAATTAAATTTTTAGTGGTCGATCTAATCTTGCCCTCTCCCCAAAATAAATGTTTTGGCGCATCTTTAAGAAAGTATAAAAAGCCTTCATTTTCCATATCTAATTTATGAACATTCAAATCTATATTGTTAATATATATTCTAGGATTCTTTTTAAAAGATGTAGTAGCAATGGAAATAATTTTAGGGTCAATATCATAAGTATCTACTAATAATTGTTGAACTGGTTTTATACCATCCTGTGTATGCCATGTTTGACTGATTGATTTAACTCTTCTAAGATGTTCGGTATGATCTGAAGCTTGTTTTGGTGTAGTTATTTTTGGTGTATAACGCAACATAGATCCTATGACCTGGGGGATTTGATCCCATGTTATCCACCTCAAAAAATTACATAAATTTTTACAAGTTCCTGTTTTATCTACAAATGTTTTTGTATCAAAAACTCGTCCTACCAAATTATGCGCAATATTTTCATCTCTCATAGTAATTTTATTTGGTTTAAAAGAATTTACATCTTCTTTTACCCAATTTTCTCCCACGAGTTTTTCTTTATTTTTTTTTGCAAGTTTAGAAGATAATTTTGTTTCCCATTCTTTATCAGATTGTTTAGATTTGCTTCTTTTGGATTGTAACTGTATGTCAGAAAAGTTGAAACACTTTAAGTGTTTTAATCGTTCGATTTGTGATCTATTTTTAATTACTTTATCTAGAAAAGTAGACATAATACTTACGAATACATATACGGTTTGTGTGTATTGAAATATTAAATCATTAAAG